ACTAAACCTGTTTCGGTTGGTATAAATGCTCATAGTTTGGATTGGGCAAGATTATATTCAAGGCTAACTCGCACTTCTAAATCAGTGCTTGCTGGTGATTTTCGAAATTGGGATGGTTCAGTTCCAATGTCCAGTGTTTTGTTTGTTCTTGAATTTATAAACAAGTGGTATAATGATGGAGTTGATAATGCTAATATAAGGCGTAGATTGTTTGAACATATTGTTCTTTCTTATCATATCGTTGCTGATAAAGTTTATTTTACAGTCAATGCTGTACCATCTGGACATGGATTGACTTCTATTTTAAATTCACTTGTTAATTTTCTTCAAATATGTTACATTATGTGTGAGATACTACATTTTAGTTTTGATCAATTTGAAACCGCTATTTATGGCGATGATAGTTTGATAACAATTGATTCACTTGGTATACGTTGTGAGGATTTGGCACCACACTTTAAAGAGTATTTTGGTATGGAATATACTCATTTCTCTAAGAATGAATCTCATGAACATGATACTTTGGAGAGCGTCCGTTTCATTGGTAGGGCTTTTGTTAATGCAAAATATGCTCCTCTTGATATGGATACGGTTGTTGAGTCAACATATTGGCGTCGTGGTGATGCACACAAGAATGACATTTTATTGTCAACTATACAGACGTATTTTGTTGAATTATCTCATTTTCCTAAGGCATTGTTTGATGCTCAGATTGTTGCATTTATGGCTTCACTTAAGGTTCGTGTTCCAGATATTTATGAATCTGTTCGTGAAGTTTGTCATCCTTATCATTATTATGATAGCCGCAAATATGATCCTCAGATGCATGTTTTACCATTTACTATGTATACTAATGAAGGTGCTGATATTTTAGGTACTTTTACTGTACATTCAAATGATGCGATGGCTAATCAGGTTGATGTTTCTGATACAAGGAATACTGAGTTTACTGATAGGGCGGATAATGCTCCAGGTGTTACTCAGGCTGGTCAGTTAGGTGATATGCATGATGTTGCTCCTATTGCTGATACAGCTGTGAGCTCAACACTTATGCAAATGGCTCATAAAGGTTTTAATATGGAAGTTTATCCTCTTAATGGTGCTCTTGAAAGAACCTACCATTTGGGTAGCGTTGCGTGGCCAGCTAGTGCAGCAACTAATACTATTCTAGCCACATATAATTTTCCTGATGTGCTCTTTGCTCAAACTTTTATTAGCAATAAGATTGCTGATTTTAAGTTGTTTAGAGCATCTTTGAGACTTTCTGTTCGTGTAAACACGCAGAAGTTCTTGTATGGGGAATTAATGATTGTTTATAATCCTTATCCAACTTTAGATTTGTTTCCACCTGTTGACGTTATTCGAGGGTCTGGTTATCCTCATGTCCTTGTGTCAGCGAATGCTAGTGAAGCAGCTGTTTTTGATGTGCCGTTCATTTCCTTTAAACGTGCACTTGAAAT